GTGTTAAAGAGCGTGCATGCCAGCCGTGTTAAAGAGCGTGCATGCCAGCCGTGTTAAAGAGCGTGCATGCCAGCCGTGTTAAAGAGCGTGCATGCATGCCAGCCCTGCTTCAATTGTGATGTGCATGTCGAACTCAACTTCAGAGTCACAGGATGAAGATAGCATGCTGATGTGCCTGTTCAACTCACAAGATGATGATGATGATGGCATGTCGATGTGTCAGTCGAACTCACACTGTGATGCTTTCATGATGGGTCCAGCCTTGTTAAAGAGCGTGCATGCCAGCCGTGTGGGCGTATATGCCAGCCATGTGGGAAACAACATTTGCGAGAAATAGCCACGCCCAATTGCATGCTCCCCAAACGAAGATTTTGGAAGGAGATGAAATGCGGATTCTCTAAGCACTTTTCAATGGTTCGTAGCCCAAATTTGAGGCACTCACGCACTTGAAAAGTGCTCCGAGAATCCGGAATCCGGCGTGGCTATTTCTCGCAATTGTTGTTTTCTCACATGGGGTGATGTGTGTACGAAAAATCTCACCAGGATTGGGTAAACACATGCATCTGCTCCGAAAGTCTATGTTGGTCATTACCGTGCTTGACCAGTCACCGAAATCACCGAATCCCGATTTATCGTGTATGCCTTCAAACGACGTTTCCCGCCCGTGTGAGCATCTTATAATCGGGGATTTCGGGGTCTGTGCTGAACACAAAACATCGGCGTCCCGTCGTGGTTGTTTTTCGTGCCGCAGGTTTCAGACCGAAAATGATTTAAATGAATGTCTCCTAAGATGCAGATACGATGTCCCAACTCCTCAACCCAAGAGATTTCACGGCGACCACGCTGACGTTCCAAAAGCCTATCAACGGTGGCAGCCCAAACACCTTCCGAATCCCGATCGGCGCCATGAAGGACGGCCAAAAGCTCCCGTCGGTTTACATCGCAACGCCGAGCGTGTATAGTTTCGGGGTGTCTCCCCAGGCCAACATTGGCGAAAAGGTGGACGAGAACCTGGCCAACGTCAAGTACTACACAATTCCACTCTGCTTGTTCAGCAAGACCGGGCCGACCGCCGAAGAGACGGGCTTTGTCGAATTTTTCAATCAGATCGTCGAGTCGTGCAAGACCTACCTGTGCAGCAAGACGCTGAACGAGGACCTCGGCAAGTTTGGCGACGACCAGATCACGATGAGCGACCTGAAGAAGCTCAATCCCATGTACTACAAGAAGGTCAAGGGCGTCGTCGAGCCCGGCACCGGACCGATCTTGTATCCAAAGCTCATCATGCGAAAGGACGGTCAGAGCTGCATCACGTCGTTCACCGACCCGACGAACAACACGCACCACGACTTTAAGGCGCTGATCAACAAGCGCATGAATGTCCGCTGCGCGATCAAGCTCGAGTCGATTTTCGTCGGGTCGAAGGTCTCTTTGCAGTTCAAGGTATACGAGGTGAACTACAAGCTCGTCAACACGGGTGGCCCGACTCGACTGCTGGCCGACCTGCCGGTGCAGTTGGGCGCTGGCTCGAACGGCAACGACGAGCAGGACGACACGATTGATGAATAGGCGGAAGTTGCGTGCTACGCATCCGACCGCAGAAAACACAGGCCCCTTTGCAAACCGGGAAGTAATCATCCTATTGGGCACCAGCGGCTATTTGCTACCAACAACCAAACAAGTGTTCCATCCAAACGACGCGACAGCGCTCTTCGTTAGGGACTCGTCCATCCACTGAATGCCACACTGAATCCAACACTGAGCATCAGTGAGTGAGTGAGCGCAAGTGCCATTTCTACAGCATCGTATCATCATTACATAGATACAAAACACAAAACCCCGCACTTTGTTTTGTACACCGCCCGACCATCGGTGTACAAAAACGCATCCTAGTCTGTAGATTCACCGTATCTATGTCACAATGGAGACGATGGACACACCTTTCAACGAAAACATGCGAACACACAGCTGCATGCACCCCCCATCTATGGAAACACGAAGATTCGGGCGCACAAAAAAACAGGCGGGTGGTCTGATAGGGCGTGTCGAATGTTGGTCGATTGGCGCTGGTCGATTGGCGCAGGTCACTGCATGGCGCAAAGCTCGTTCGGCCTTCCAAAGTATTCGTTTGGGGAGCATGAAATGAACTCTGAAATCTTCGTTATTAATAAATGAGCGAATCACTTGGCAACGATTTACAAACCATCGCCGACGCACAGAATTCGGTCCACTCTTACTTTTCTGCTACATCGGTCCTGACCGTCTTGGCGATGGTCATGATTCCCATTCTGGGCGTCGTGTGGAGCACCTATGGGCTCAACATGGGTGTGTGGTTTATGATTGCTTTCCTCGTGTTGGCGTCGTGCTCAATCAGTTTTTCAGTCTATCGAGTCCGCACCATCCCCGGTGAGACTGTGCGTGAGTTGGAAAACCGACGTAAAAAAAGGAACTAGACGCTGGCATGTCGCTACTCCGACTCGGTCGCATTGTGGCGAGCAAAAAGGTCGCACATTCCCGCCTCGAGTAAACAAAACACAACTGTGACATAACTGCCAGTGAGGTAGCGAAAGAAAATGGCGCAATTTCGCACCCACTACTTAACGAAGGAACTTGCATACGACATTTCTTGTAAATCATTTGAGTGTCCACTGTAACTTGGCCTGACTGCCGAGTACGCACGTATGCAAGCTCCTTCGTTAAGTAGTGGGTGCGAAATTGCGCCATTTTCTTTCGCCATACCGGCCGGCCCCTGCTTCAATTGTGATGTGCATGTCGAACTCAACGTCAGAGTCACAAGATGAAGATAGCACGCTGATGTGCCTATCCAACTCACAAGATGATGATAGCATGTCGATGTGTCAGTCGAACTCACACTGCGATGCTGTCGTGATGGGTCCATCGTGTTAAAGAGCGTGCACGCCAGCCGTGTTAAAGAGCGTGCATGCCAGCCGTGTTAAAAGAGCGTGCATGCCAGCCGTGTTAAAAGAGCGTGCACGCCAGCCATGCTTCAGTTGTTATGTGCATGTCGAACTCAACGTCAGTCACAAGATGAAGATAGCACGCTGATGTGTCTGTCCAACTCACAAGATGATGATAGCATCATATTAGCATGTCGATGTGTAAATCAAACTCACACTGTGATGCTGTCATGATGGGTCCATCGTGTTAAAAGAGCGTGCATGCCAGCAGTGTTAAAAGAGCGTGCCCCGTGACCTTCACATCAGGATGTAGACTAGAGCACTCTATAACAACAAAAGCAATGATTTGGGCGTTTCGATGCACCCAAAAGGTCTTTGACACATCCGTTTTATGCGGCGTCGTTCCAAAAACATTGCCTTTGTTGTCCCCCCGGGGCGATTGTTATTATCTGCGATTTCCATGCCACATAAATGTATCGGTCGCAACGTGAGTATCTTCGTTTGGGAGGGTGGGGGTGGGTACATTGACACGACTGACGCATCAACCGCGCACTCAACTCTCCAGGCTATTCCATTGCAACTCGGGGATGATGTCCCGCAGTTGTGTGAGGAGCAGCTTTGTGTTGGTGCGATACACGGCGCGGAGCTGATTGCGTTCCAATGTGGACAACTCAGGCTTGGATTTGGAGTTTTGATGAAACATGGAGGTGTACGTGAACAAGTGCCCGCGGTAGGTCTCTCTCGGAATCGTTTGTAGTTGCGTGCGGGCGTGCTCGGCGCATATGACGCAGGGGATGATGTGCGGAATCGTATCCATGAAGGACCAGAACAGCGTCGGTTCGACCGTCGACGACTCGTGCAAGGATGCGATGTGGATCACGTACCAAACGGGGTAGGCCCACTTTTGCTTTGACACGACGATTTTGTCACGGCCCAGTGCGATGACGCCAAACAGTCGCAGCGCGTTGCGACGCGTCAACGTGGTGAGGATGTCCATTTTCATTACGTTTGCGAGCAGCCACGAGTCCATGCAGCCGCCCGTAAACGTAATTCCGATGCTGGCGTACTTGTTCTGCAGCAACCGGTGCAGCCTACCGTCGTCTATCACGTGGCTGGTGCGAAACATCGCGTTTGTAATCCGAATATACACGTACAAAAAGAACAGAAACTTGGTTTTGAATCGGGTTCGGGATTGTATAAGTATCCAAATGCTCACGTCAACGAGTCGTCTCAGGATATCGACGTTCATCGGAATGCTTACATGTACGTTTTTTGGTAAGTGTCTATTAATGTTGAACCAAAAACGCGCGGTCCGTCCATCCCACGATGAGTCCCTTCGTCGGATATCCGCATGGTATCTATCATCTTGTCGAGAGTTTTACAACTAGAAAAATCGACAACAACAAAGTAATGATGTGGGACAGTGGGAATGAAACGCATGCAATCATATTACAATGATGGCCGTTTAATTCCCACATCATCTCTTTTGTTGTTATCGAGTTATGCTCATTGTGGCGAGCAAAAAAAAGTCGCACTTTATGCTCCCCAAACGAAGATTTTGGCAGGATTGACAAAGGATGATATCCGGATTTTTCGATGGACTTTTCAATGGTTCGTAGCCCAAATCTAGCCCTTGAAAAGTGCTTCGAAAAATCCGGGTGACATCCTTTGTCAATCCTTCCAAAATCTTCGTTTGGGAGGGATACACTTTCAGCCCTCGGTTAAAGACGCATGAAAAACGTAGATAAGAACATCGATACGAACAACAAGCAGTGATATGGGTGTTGTAATGCAAATCAATCGACTTTAATGTACATTTTCATGGCATTAGGATGCGTTGTCCGACCCAAAATATTGCTTGTTGCGCTTATCCATGTTCTTATCAACGATTTTCATGCCACATTCGACCGAGGGCTGAAAGTGCGACTTTGTTGCTCGCCACAATAGCAATGCTCCCCAAACGAACATGTTGGAAGGCCGAACAAACCGTCCGGAACGTGTTTTCGACGCACTTTTCACTCGATTTGGGCTAAGAAACGTTGCCCAATGTGAGTACCTCAACCATACTCCATTAGGTGGTCGCGAAATTGCGCAATTTTTTGGTTCGCTACATGGGTAAGGGCCCGGGGTCGGTCGACGGTCGTGCGTGTGTCACACACATTCGACTGACTGGAAATTGGAAAAGATAGTCGCTCGCTATGGGTGCCGTCCCACGCTGGATTATCCTGCTTGTTGTAATTGGTCACGTTCTCGACGAGCGTGTACTCGTGCGACGCGAGGTAGGCGCGGCTCGATCGACAGCAGGTCGATCTCCTGAGAGGCATCCACGTGCTCTTCCAAAATCGTGTCGAGGGTGCGAACCGGCACGCGCGTGAGCGACGACGCATCGCACCCGAGTCGTCGGCAATCGACCGAGCCCATCGGGGCGTTTGTCGGAGAAATCGCCTAGGACGGTATCTACCGCAAAGTCGTGCGAGACGCACGCACAGTGCACGCAAATGGCCGAGGGTCGGTTCTTCTGACATTGGAGGTGGCCTTTCATGGAGGGTTCGCTCAGGAACCCCTTCCATTGTCGGCTAAACAGCCTCAGCCTAAACTCGAAGAAGGCGGTGTTGCTTTGCGTGAGACCGTCGTTGGCGCCTAGTTCGATGAAGAACCCGTTCCGTTTCTTCCCAAACACGCCATCCAAGTAAAAGTCGATTGGAACGTTTTGGCTGGTGCGGTTGGAGAATGACATGAGACTTGTGTAATTGTACCCCTCCCAAACGAAGATTTTGGAAGGCTGAACCAACCTTTCCGAATGTGTTTTCGAAGTACTTTTTAAGGGCGTGAGTACTCTATTTGGGCGAAGAATCGTTGAAAATTGTTTCGAACACACATTCGGAAAGATTGGTTCGGACTTCCAAAATCTTCGTTTGGGGAGAATAAATTGTCCATTTTTTTAAAAACAATTTCAATTTAAAGATGCAGGTGGCTACGACACAATTGATGTCCGGTGAAGCGTTCCAGCAGTTGTGCGACGTGTACTGTGGGTCGCACTACGACCTTCATCGCAATCCCGTCATCGCGACGCAAACGGCGAAGCATCTCGACATCGATGGACTCGTGTGCGAATGGGACAACCCGAGGTTGCTCAAATTGAGTACTCACGCCCTTGAAAAGGGATTCGAAAGCGCATTCGGAAAGGCTGGTTCGGGCCTCCCAAATCTTCGTTTGGGATGGGCAAATTTATGCTCCCCAAACGAAGATTTTGGAAGGATTGACAAAGGATGACATCCGGATTTTTCGATGAACTTTTCAATTCTTCGTAGCCCAAATCTAGTACTCACACCCTTGAAAAGTGCTTCGAAAATCAGGATGTCATCATTTGTATGCTCCCCAAACGAAGATTTTGGACGGTCGGACGAACGTTTCAGAATGCTTTTTCGAAGCACTTTTCAACGATTTGTAGCCCAAATCGAGTACTCACGCCCTTGAAAAGTGCTTCGAAAACACATTCGGAAAGGTTGGTTCGGACTTCCAAAATCTTCGTTTGGGGAGCATAATTTGTCAATCATTCCAAAATCTTCGTTTGGGATGGATAAAATTTAAGTTGAAAAGTGCTTCCCGGTGAAACGCATTCTGAAAGGTTTGTTCGACCTTCCCAAATCTTCGTTTGGGAGGGGTAAACTTTCGGAATGCGCTGCTAGGCCGGTGACATCATGAGAATGAATGCATCGGTCGCAAGCATCGCCGTTTTCTGGATAACAACGACAGGAAAAATTCGCATATGTAAATGCCATGGATGGTTTTTCTCGGTGCACTGTGCATTTTGGTCGCACTCCTGTGCACATGGCGCTTCGCAACGATGCGCGGCGTACGGTCGGGCGATGCGATGGATGGCGGTGGTCTCGCCGAAATCGCCCGGACGTTTTCCGGACAGGTGAGTAAGTTTATGCTCCCCAAACGAAGATTTTGGCAGGAGGAACAAAGATGAGATGCGGATTAGTGAAGCGCTTTTCAATGGTTCGTGGCCCAAATTGAGTACTCACGACCTTGAAAAGTGCTTCGAAAATCCGGATTTCATCTTTTGTTCGGCCTTCCAAAATCAACCGCACCCTACCCACCGTCGCGTCGACAAACATGCCGTCGAACACACCATCCACCGTCGCGTCGTCGTGTGTGGACCAGAACTCTTCGTGCACATCGTGGGCCTCGCATGGATATTGCCTCGGTGTGACCAAGGATTGGATGTCGTCCAACTGCGCCCGCAGCTGCACGCCGGCGTGTTCGGGCGATACAACGGCCAAACAAGCGCCGATCGTGTTCGTTGGCAACACCCCGCCACCACAACAAGCGTCGCCCACCGTCGCCTCGAACGTACCATCGCCACAGCCGGTCAACTCGTCGTGTGTGGACCTGAACGCGTCGTGCGCGTCGTGGGCCGCGCAGGGCTATTGCCTCGGTGCGACCAAGGATTGGATGTCGACCAACTGTGCCCGCAGCTGCACGCCGGCGTGCTCGGCGCCTACTTCGGGCGATGCGGCGACCAAACAACCGCCGTCCATGGTCGCCATCTCGTCGTCTTCGTCGGCTTCGAGCGCCACCCCGCCACCCCCACCGGCCACATTCACCGCGTGCATTCAGAATAGTACGCCCGACCCGACCTTTAAGGCCATCCGGCAACTCAAAAAGTGCTCCGAGTTGCTGTCGCAATCGCAAGTCGACCAAGACCACTTCTATCCACCTCAACGGACGGCAGCTCTGTCAGCATTACAAGAGCCTTGGGCATTGCGATTTCGACGAAAATACCAAGAAAATGTGCCCTGCGACGTGCTCCAACGCACCACCCAAGCCCAAGCGTCCACCACGCTCCGGTGGTGGCATCGACGTGCCATGCTTTCCGGCGATGACCAACGTGTCCTACACCGACCGCACCAACTACCTGCGAGCCGTCATGCCGCTGTTCATGTTCCAAGACGACTTTGATTACTCGGCCATAACAGGGAACCAAATCGACCCGTATCTGGTGAATTCGACGTCGAATCGCGACCTGATTCACCCGATGTGGGTGAACAACCCACGCGTCTTTGTGGTGTGGAATGGGATCGTTGCGGTCGTCGCCCCACGACCGCAACGATCCCACGACCCAGATGACCGTCGCCGAAATCAAAGCCGTCATCGCCTCGTTGAACTACATCTCGTTCATGTCGCTCGTGTACACGATGGCGTTCAAGCCGGACTATCTGCAGGCGATGAGCGCCGAACGAAACGGGTTCATCGTCATCCGACCGTCCAGCGTCCCGTCGAAAAAGGACGTTCGCCCTGAGCCGACCGACTTTATGAGCGAGTGGCTCGAACCCAAGACCGTCGTCGCGATGGCCCAGGCCTACGGGCTCGATCTGCCCCACATATGGCCGGTGCAAACGCTGATGACATTCCGTAGGAAGGAGTCTGCGTACGTTGCAGGTCAGGGTAATACTATCTACTTTACGCCGGTCACCATGGACTGGAATGGGTGCAAGGACTTTTGGGGCGACCGGACACGGGCGAATAGGTATGAGCCCGACGAGATACGACGCACGCTCCAGTCGTCCAACATAAACGAGAAAGGCGAGCCTATTAGCAACCCTATCCCTGGCATCACGCAAAGTGGCATCACCGGAGTCACATCCATCGCCCAAGACACGCCCAATATGGGAGGCTCGACGTATGCGGTATCTATGGTCTCACAGTTCATCGACACATTCGACATGGCAGTCGCCAACACCCGGATAATAATGCACGAAATGTCGCACTCGATGGAGCAATTTTACGCCATATATCGCAAGCGCAATGCGATTGAAAACAATGAGCCTGAAAGCGCATTGTTAAAGGATCCACGCACGGAAGAAACTGCGGGGATGAAGTACTTTTTTACGGGACGTTCGTCATACATCAACATTTTCAACACCCTCCGTAAGGAGACTACTGGCTTCCTTTCGGGTGCACGCTGGGACGTGCAGGAGCACTTTGCCGAAATGACCATGCGCGTGGTCTACAATATGTTTAACGAGATTATTGCGCAGAGCATCGCGGCGTCGCAATCGATTGCGTGTAGTGACATGCACGCCTTCGATGAGCCGGTAGCGATGGCTGAGGTGCGCCGCTATCAAAACCTGGCTGCGACCAACCCGGAGTTGGCCGCAGCCGCCGAAGCGATACGGAAGGAGTTTATGATAGATGTAGCCACGTAGCGTTCACATGGTGGAATAGGACTAGTACCTCCATGTAATTGCGCTATTTTGTTTTCTTCGCCATACCGATAGTGGTGCGTTGCTGTCTTTGTAACACCATGCAACCCAAACGAGGGTGATGGACATTGCCATGTGTGAAACAACATCTCCGCGAAATACCCACGCCGGATTTTAGAAGTAAATGTAGGAATCCAGCATGCTATCTAGTACATGCGACTGTCGTAAAGTCCTTACAAAAGCCGGCCTGGGTATTTCGCGGAAAAGTTGTTTCACACATGGGATGGAAGGCCGAAGAAATGCATGCTCTCCAAACAAACGAAGATTTTCGAAGGAGAATTAACAGTGTGGTGAGCCAAAAAGTCGCACTTTCGGACCTCGGTAAATGGCGCATAAAAAACGTAGATAAGAACAACAAGCAAGGATTGGGGTGTTTTTAATACAACTAAATCAGCCGTATGCCACTCATCCCCTTTTTTTAGACAATCGCCATTTCGACGATTTCGTCAAAAGCGTCAACCTCAAATCCAGGTAAATTTATGCTCCCCAAACGAAGATTTTGGAAGTCCGAACCAACCTTTCCGAATGTGTTTTCGAAGCACTTTTCAAGGGCGTGAGTACTCGATTTGGGCTACATTTGAAACACGTCCGGTTTACCGGGTTCAGTTGACGTCCAGCGTTTCCAACACGATGATGAACGCTGATGATGCACATCACACGCAGTGGCGACCGCGGCGTGGACGAATGCGCTCTCGATTTATCTAATGGTATCTATTATACCTGTAAGCGATGGACGATGAGGAGTATCGAACGTGGATGCGACAACGCCCATCGGCGAACGACGATGACTGGGTGGAGAGCGTCCTGGCGTGGTGCTTCCGCGTTCCGAATCAGGACATGCTTCATTTCCACCAGCCCGAGTGGGTGGACTACATGAGGTCGTTCTTGTACAGCAAGATGCGCTTCAATCCGGTCCGTGCCGACCGAACGTTCGTCTTTGCTCGGAGTCAGGTGACGCTCCAAACACTGCCCAACGCGACGTATCGTGCATTGTTGCTACACGTGGTCCGAATGGTCCCAGCCATGTCTCCACGCGAACTCGAGATCGTCGCGTGCATGCTGATGGCGATGGAGGAAAACAACATAACCGGGATGGTGCACGTCCCGCGCGTCGCACCGTTTCGAGCCATCGTGTGCGATGTTGTCGCCCTGTATTCTCGATACGACGTCGTGCTAGAAAACGGTTACACGTACATCCCGGAGGCGCGTCGCATCGTCGGGTCGGTCATGCTGTGCAACACGACCGTCGTGTTTTTAATCAATGCCCGGTTGCGAGTCGTCATGGGCCGAACGTAAGGATGGCATGCTACTTTTCGTCGTACCGAAGTGGCGGTGTCTCGCCGGTGAGTCGCCGGTGAGTCGGAGTCGCCACATTGCTTGAAAATTGTCGTTTCCCACATTGTTCTGATGATAGAATGGGAAGCCATGTAGCGAACAAAAATGGCGCAATGTCGCACCCAGAACTTAACGAAGGAAATTGCATACGTGAGTACTCCACAATCAGGCCAAGTTACAATGGACACTCAAATGATTTCAAAGAAATGTGTCGAATTGGCCTGATTGTGGAGTACTCACGTATGCAATTTCCTTCGTTAAGTTCTGGGTGCGACATTGCGCCATTTTTGTTCGCTACATGGCTTCCAAGTTGAAGTTCCAACATCTTCGTTTGGGGAGCATAGAATCCCTTAAAGTGGCACGCTGCCATTGTACCAGGCCATCGTTTTGAAAAAAAAAGAATTCTAAATGAACATTGAATCGAAAACCCTCGGGATTCTTCCATGTGCCGGAACTGCGTCTAGATTGTTTCATCTACCCAAATTCATGCTCCCTTGCAAAGATGAGTCGCAGTCCCTACTATCGCACTGGGCGCGCATTCTCGTGGACCTAGGTTGCGATAAGATCATCATAGGTGCGTCGACTATAAGCAAGGTATTTATCGACCATGTCGTCCACACCCAACTGGTCGAAATCTCCGACATGATTCACGTCAAGATGGTTGGTGATACGACCACCATGAATGAGACGGTTATTTCCATGTTGCAGAACGAGACCTATCAAATTGCGATTTTGGGCATGGCAGATACGCACGTTTTGAAACTATCCCCCACGTTGCTAGAGAGCATTCGTTCGGATGACGCAACCACCGTTGGTGCATATTTATGGAACATTCGCAATTCCCAAGTCGGGAAGATCGGACAGGTCGATATCTCGGACGGCACCATACGTGAGATTTTAGACAAGGACCCTAGTTGTGCGTTTCGATACGGGTGGGGTGCAATCGTGTTCAAGCCGTCTTTTGAGAGGCACCTGGTAAAAGACCAGTTGCACGTGGGTTATTCAATGCTCTCAGTTCTCAACGACCACGCCAAAGTCCCTTACGAAATCATGCATGGGCAGTACTTCGACTGTGGAACGATGGGCGGGTACGCGGAGTACTTACACTATTTGACCACACCCCAGGTCATTCACATCAAGGGAACCATTGTTATAGTGGCCGTGTACGTCAACCACGACGCGCGAAACTGTGAGCTTCTATGCAAGTGCCTAACGCAACTGAGGGTGGTGTTTCCATGTGAAATGATCGTCACGGTTGATAACAACTCACTCAACAATGCATGGCATGAAACCGCCAGGGCTTTGAACATGGAGTTGCTCATCAACAACTCTGAGACACACCGATATGAGATGGGTGCGTATCGACTCGCATTGCAGCATTTCAGGGCCGACGAGTACGTTTGTATCCAGGGAACCATGTTTCTACATACCCCGATACGCGCGTCTCTCGACCCGCACAATCCGGATGCAACATCGTTCGGTCGGTTGGATGGTCTTCATTGGTCGGTCGCTGGACGAGAGTTGATACAAACGTTGCTATCAAGCATTGGACTAGGGGATTATTCGCCAGAGGGTCCGCTCGTTTTGTGGTGTTGCTTCGTATGCAATCACCCTTTTATGAGCGACATGCTACGTTCTGGGATGTTTGATTTGATAAGTCCCACAAAGAATCACTCGTGTGCATTCGAGAGAGCCTTGGGCTTCTACATGAACCTCAAATTAGGCCAAGTCAAGTGCCTAGACCAGAGTATCTTCACCAAGCATTTCCTTGCCCAGGAATCACCCTGCATTTGAGCACCGCCGGAACACTGTCAAACCCGGTATGGCGAACAAAAAATTGCGCAATTTCGCACCCACGACTTAACGAAGGAACTTTCATGCGTGAGTACTCAACAATCAGGCCAATTCGATACATTTCTTTTCAATCATTTTAGTGTCCATTGAA